GGAGCCCACTCCCGCATATGCGCCAGGTGCCGGTACGCCGGGAGACCGGCAAACGTGCGGTTCGCCGCCGTGTAGTCCTTCGGTAGCATGATACCCGCCTCCTTTATCACCTGCACGATCTGCACCTTTTTCCAATCATAACACGGGTAAAACGTCTTGTAGTTGTCGTTCCGCCCCCCCGCCTTCTCCACCCAGATACGCCTATCAAGGCTGTCCGTCATATTGATCCCAAACGCGCACCAGGCTTCAGGCAGGTTCATTTCCCGCCGCAAATAATCAATAATGTCGTGCTTATCGAACTGCCACAATTCCAGCGCGTTCACCGCCTCCTCACTTCCCGGTGGCTGCCAGAAAAGATTACCCACCCCGTCAAGACACGCCCCATCCATGAACCTCAAAATCGTCGTTTCAAAAACCCGCTCATAATACACCAGCGAATCATCCACAAACGCCAGGCCGGGCACACTCGCGCAATGGAACGGAATGATCGTATGAAAGAACTGCTTCAACCGCAGCCAGGCCGCGATCGAATCCTTGCCACGGGAAAACCCCAGAAAACACACCCCGCCGGAGATGCGCGAAATCTCCGCGCATAACCGGCTGGATGCGTCCGGTGGTTCAGCCCCCTGAACCGCCGCCCCCACCAGTTTTCGGCCCTCGCTGGCCGTATCTGACTCGGCGTGCCATGGTTGGCCTCCTGTCTCTGCCGGTACCGCCGGCGCGGGCTCCCGTTTGCGGCGCGCCGTCATGGCATCACCATCCCCGAAAGCTCTTTGTCAATTGGATTCGCCACCGGTTTCTGCGTGTTCGGCGTCACCGCCGCCCCGATAGACTCCGCAAACGCCTCCCCGTCGCAATACATGCCGTAAACCGTCTTCAGCTCCGGGTACTTCCCCAGAAACTCCACCTTCTGCGCATGGCTCTGGAACACCATGCAAAGCCAGAAATTAACCTCGCTCTTATCCTTCCCCCGGTCCCGGCTCTTCTCCCGCGCGTCAATAAACGCCTGCAACTTCGGGCTCTTCTCCCCCAGATCATCAAACGTCGGCATCTTCTCCTCTTCCGCCGTGATGAAAATCCCCTTCAGCTCATTATCATCAAACCCGAACACCTTCAGGTCCGCCGCCTCGAAATGCTCCCGCAGCGCCTCGATATCCCATTCACCCGTATTCTTATTCAGACGAACATTCAGCTCCCGCTCCTGCTCCAGCGAAAGCCACACCTCCACACACGGCACCTGGGAAAAACCCAGCGCCTTCGCCACCTTGCACCGCTGGTGCCCGCCCACAATCACACCCTCACGGCCTGGGTAAGTGTTCACAATCACCGGATCCACAAACCCGAACCGCTTCAGCGACTCCTCGATCTGCCGCCGCTGCGGCTCCGAAAGCTTCCTCGGGTTGTAATCCGCCGGTTTCAAATCCCCGACCGCCCGCTGCACCACCACCATTTTCTTACCCTTCGCCATACCCCCTCCCATCCTTGCCGGCATAGTTCCCCTAGCTCACCAAGGCCGCTCGCGCCCCGGCTCTCACTCCACCCCCTCCGCAAAACCGAACCGCACCGCCGCCAGCATCTGGTACACCTCGCAATCCCACAAATGGTTCCGCGTAATCCCCTCCCGCGTCTCCCACTGCTGCACCTGCTCATTCCACTGTTCACTCGACAACTGCTCGCAATACCCCCGCTCAATCCCCGAATACACCCACCACCTCGGCCCCGGCTTCCCCGTCACCCGCTGCAGCAGCTTATGCTTGAACGGGCTCGTACGGAACCGCAGCACCGTAATCAGCCCCTTGCGCGAGCTCCCCCGCAGACGCGCCGTATGCTTCCCCGTCTTCGGATCAATCGTCACATCCCGGAACGGCTCATCAAGATTCTCCACCCCCTGCGTCGGAATGAACCGAAACTGCAGGCACGCCTGGTAGATATCCCACTGCTCATCACCATCCCCCGCATCCACAAACACCTTCGCCACCCCGTACTTCCGCGCCAGCTCGTCAACCTCCGAATACCGCACACACGCCCCATACGCCACCAACCCCGAATCCCCCCCCGTCACCCACTCCCGCACCGACCACCACTTATGATCCCGCTGCACATCCACCGTCATAAACCGGATACGCCGCGCCGAAGCGTAAAACTCCGCGAACGAAACCTCCCCGTCACCCACCGGCTCCGCCGACCGCGAAAAACTCTCCCCCATCCCATACGGCCCCTGCCGCTGCTCCACCTCCGTCGCCTCCGCCCCCGTCGTCTCCCCCGTCCACACCCCCGGCACATTCTCATAGATCCACGTCCGCAGCGTCTGCGGCCCCCGCTTCAGCGCCGACAAATAACTGCACGCAATATCCCCGAACGAAATCCACGGCATGTAGAAACTCGAAATATAATAACCCCGCTTCCCCTCCGGCGCATCCGGCCGCTCCGCCACCCACTCCGCCCCCGCCTCCTCCAGCATCAACCGGTCCCGCGTCACCTCATCAATCACCGACCCATCCGGCGTCACGTAATGCGCCGAAGCGCGCACCAGCGCCATATCATACTTCCCGTCACCCAGATCAGCCGCCCGGTCCCACTTCAGCCCCCACGGCCGCTCCGTCTCACTATCCTTCTCCCGCCACCCCATCTCAAACCGGAACCGGCTCCCCGTCACCGGGTCCCGCAGCCAATAGTACCGCTGATCCGTATCCTGAAACTCCACCCAGATCGGGTCCTCCTCCGTCGGCCGCCGCTGCTTCCCGTCCATCGAACTCATCCCAATGATCTTCGAGAACGGCCGCGTCGAAACCCGCTTACGCAACGCCTCCGGCGCATACGTACCCCACACACTCACCTCATCCGCAAACGCCCAGTCCACCGGCCGCATCTTGAAAATATTCGGGTCCGAGCACCACCCGCACACCACCATGCAATGCGGATAATACACGTTATGCTCCACCACATCCGCCTCACGCCACAGCGACCGCAACCCCGCCGAAAGCTGCAACCCCGGCTTGATCCGCTCCCGGATATACTCCTCCGTCGCCTTCACCGCCCCACCGATATACACCATCGTCAGCGCCAGACACTCCACCGCATACCGCATCGGCATCAGAATCATATTCTCCGAGCACGCCGCCTGCGCACTCTTCAGAATCCACACCTCCTTAACCGCCGGATCCAGCAGATCATCCATCGGCCCCTTCCAGAACGGCGTCCGCGCCACCGAATACGGCCCCGGCGCCAGCGCCTTGTACTTCTGCGGATAGACGATATTCCGCTCCGCCCAATCCCAGATCGCCAGCCTCACCCTTGGCGCGATCATCCCCGCCATCTTCCGCCACATCTCCCCCGGCCTCACTCCGCCACCTCCGCCGCCTTGCGAATCCGCTCCGCCTCCGCCTCCATCGCCTCCTTCAGCGCCAGGCGCAAATCATCCGCCGCCCGCTCCGCCGCCGCCACCACCACCGGCTGCTTACGGAAGTCCGCCGTAACCCGCGCCGTCCACTCCATCAGCCCCGTCGAAAAAATATTCACCAGCGTCAGCAGCTCCCGGTTATGGTCATCCCGCGAAATCAGCTCCCCCCGCTTCCGCGCCAGATCAACCTCCCCGATCAGCCGCTGCACCCGGATACGCTTCGCGCTCTCCACATCCTTATTCAGCGCCTCATCATCAACCGCCTCCACCAGCCCCAACTTCTCCAGGAACTTCCGCACCCCCTCAACACTATAGCCCTTCTTCGTCTTCCGGGGATACCCCGGCTCATTCGACCGCCGCAGATACGACCGCCGCGAGATCCCGAACACATCACAAATCTCATCCACATTCGCCAGCCACACCCGCTCCTCCGGGGCCTTCGCCGCATCCTGCTGCGAGCGCAGCAGCCGCCGCTCCTGATCCGTCAACGGCTTCCCCGCCTTAACCTTCTTCAGCACATTCGCCAAATCAGCCTTAAGCACCCTCTCCGCCAACTCCCCTAAATCCGGCCCCTCACCCATCACAAACCCCTGTTACTCCGTAAACACTAAACCGTTGCCGCCAATTTGAAGCAAATCCGGCCTGTAAAGTCGTGGCGCTCCATCCATTGACGGCTCCCAGGTCGCAAGGCTATGGTCCTGCTCACGGTAAGGCACACGCCCCGAAGATATAGCCGCAACAGCATCACGCAAAAGCCGGACACCCATAGGGGAAAGCTCACGAATCCAAAGCGACAGCGCATCATCATCCGGGCGGATAAAGCACCAGTCCTGCGCAGCCACCGGACCGCCGTCAACCGTATCACTCAGCCAGTACACCGATCCGCCAGTAACACGGTCCCCCATTTTAACCGCCCAGCGCACAGCATCCCGGCCCCGGTGCAGAGGCAGCAGCGAAGGGTGATAACCGATAGCCCCGTAACGCGCAGCGTTTCTGGTTGCGCGCCCGATAAAGTCATGCGAGTGCGCCGCCACAATCAAATCAACACCCGCCGGCAGTGTAGACGCGTTTAAAGTTCCCGAGGGGATCACTCGCACCCCCTTGTTTTGGCAGCCGATCCACGTCTTATCGTCTTCGCCGCCCGCCGGGCACGCGCACGCAACAACCTCGTGCCCCGCCCCCAGCAGCATGTAAAGCACCTCCTGCCCGAACCGCTTCTGCCCAACCAGTACGATTCTCACAGCCTCTCCCCCGTATAAATCTCATAAAGGCTAGGCCGCTCCGCTTTTGGCTCTACCCAACCCGCCAAAGCCCGTAAACCACGCGCCAGCAAAACCCTCACCCGTTTCATTTCACGCCCCCCACATACTTAAACCCCTGCACCGCCCGAAAATGCCCCCCATAGCCAGCCGCGCCGGGAGGGCCGCATTTATTTTTAGAGGCATTCTTAACAGCCGATTTATTGATTGATTTGAGAGATTTACCCCGGTTGGCTCCGTATAATTTGCATGATACCTGCCGCCATTGCCGCATTCTACGCAAGGCGGAGCAAAGCCCCGGATGAGATGTGTGAAAATAAACCGCCTTGGCCGCCCTTTTTCCATACGGGCCGTGCCCGTCTATATGCCACTGGCAAAGCCAGTTTAGAAATCGCGTACCGACACCGGCCCCCTGCCACTCCGGTAAAACGACCATACGGCAGGCACGCATACCACCAACATCCAAACGCGGTGCAAACGCAACATGGCAAACCGGCTCACCGTCTACAGCCCCCACGTAATAAGCCGCTGCCACCATACGCGGTAACTTCAGATAGTGATGCGGTTCAAACATTGGCCAGTAACTCCCGTCCGTCTTGAAAATTTCAAGGCCGAATTTCGGGCGTCGCCAAAGACACCTCCCTGAGTATTTGCCGGTCGCGGTGTCAAACACCCAGTCCGGTTCTACCCAATCAATAATGTCATAGTGGCAGGAAAGCAGGACGCACTTACCACCGCCCCGCCTCCACGATTTCTGGAAAGCCAGCGCACCAAACTTTGCAATCTGCCGGTCGACCACGCTGGTAAACTCATCCACGATCACCTCGTCCGGAGCCTCACAAATCAAACGCGCAAGGTTCGCCCGGAACTTCTCCCCGTTACTCAGTACCGGGAACGGCCGCAGCCACGCGGGAACATCCCCCAGCCCGACAGCACTGAAAGCCGCCGTAACATCATTGAAATCCCCACCCGGCGTAACCGCGTCAACAATCGGTTTATCATCCGGCCAGTCCTGCGGATCATAAATCTTACCGCCCCCGAACATCTTTTTTCCGATACTTGTTTTACCGCTCCCGCTCGGCCCGACCACCAGCCCTATCTTCCAGCCCCCGTCATCAACCGGCAAATCCGCATCAAGCGAGAAATTGCACCCGCTCTCCGCGTTGAACAACGACTTTACCCTTGCCGCCCTGTACGACGAGAAGTCACTGCATTTGTTCCGCACCTTGATTTTCATGTTGCCACCACCTTTACGTTATACCCCGCCTCCATCAGACTGTTGTAAACCTTCTCTTGCTCCCCCTGATCCTTGCATATCACAATCACCCCGTACTGCTCCTGGTACTTATCCCCCGCGTCCGGTGGGTCAGGAGGCTCCGGCGCATCATCGAAAAACGACAGCTCATCATCACCGAACCCCCACTCACTCAAATCAACCGCGTCGAAATGTTCCTTCAGCGCGTCCAAGTCCCACTCACCCGTATTCTTATTCAGCCGGATATTCAGCTCCCGCTCCTGCGCCAGTGTAAGACTCACCTCCACACAGGGCACCGTCTCGAGCCCCAGCCCCTGCGCCACCGTCACCCGCTGGTGCCCACCCACGATCCGGTTACGCCGCTTCGGATGCACATTAACAATCACCGGATCCACAAACCCGAACCGCGAAAGCGACGCTTCAATCTGCGCTCGCTGCTCTTCGCTCAGTTTCCGTGGGTTGTAATCAGCCGCTTTCAGCTCATCAATTTGCCTCTCCACCACCACCATGCCACCGGCCTTACCAGCCCCCGCCACTTTTCCGCTCATTGCCAACCTTTCTGTTTTCAGTGCCACGTTTTTAAACCATCAGTGCGCGAGATCAAGCGGGCGCGACCCA